TCATGCCCTGCTTCGCGGGCAATTTTCGCAAAATAGCGATATTTGGTGTGAGCTTGTGACTCTCCAGCAAACGCCGCTTCTAAGTTCTTAATAGTTACGCTCATTTGTTTTTCCTTTATTTGATTGTTATCTCAGTGTTTCTACTGATATATTTACCTATTTTAACGCAGGATCCACAGTTTTGTCAATGGTTTTCAATTCTTCTTCGGTAGCAAATCTGCCAGGTGTAGTTGAATGCCAACTGTTAAACCATCCCAATGGTTTCCAAAAACGATGTAGAATATTATTGATTAACACAATAAGAACCACTGCTACAAGAATTGCTAACCCGGTCAAAATACTCCCAGCTAAAATGTTTGCGGCATTGTCGATATCCATTTTGATTCCTTGAAAAAAGTTAAGTGGTGCGCCGAGAGGGATTTGAACCCCCGACCAAGGGATTATGAGTCCCCTGCTCTAAACCACTGAGCTATCAGCGCAAGTTTTATATTATACTAGTGTTTTAGTAACGTGTCAACGTCTTTGGCGAACAGCACCGGGAGATTTTATTGGGACTCGTGGCTGTCTTGTTGGCCGAGCAGATTTCTCATCTTCACTTGGTGTGATAAAACCAGAGTTGGCATCTATAAATTCAGCATCACCAGATTGTTGTGCTTTTGCCCGTAATGCCAACCGTTCAGGGTCTGTTGCAAATTTAGCAGCATATTCTTTGGCTCGTTTGCTTTTTCCCAATGGACCATAATAAATGCTGGGGCTACACTTAGCAGCTCCGCGTTTCATGGTCATAGGTTCAAGAAAACGCACAATTGATTCGTCCCATTCCGGTTTATAATCATTCTTTAACGATTTACCCGGAGGTTCAACTACAGTATTATGATAGAGATCAATTATGCCTTTGACACCCATAATAATCTTGTATTCTTGTACACTACTGTTAAACAAAATAAAACCATCGTTGCCTTTACCGATTGCGTATTCCAACAAGGCCATGGTACCTTGTTCTTTAGCAATACCTTTGGCATTTAGATCAATTATGTTCTTTAAAATATTTCTAACTGACTGTCTGAAATTGAATTCAGGTAATGTAGTAGCAGAAGGAAAAGATTGTGTCATCATGTACGTAAGTAGACCAATTGCTGATCCTTTTTTACGATTTTCAATTTTGTTTAAAAAATCACGCAACGACACTAACTTACTACTACGGAAATCAGAGTTAGCCCACAGATTTTTTTCTACAGGGGGTAAATTTGGAAAGTATTTGTTTAAGTACTCATCGCCTTTTCCCCGTAAATTGTCTCCGCTGAGTTCGCCAGTGCTGTCTAACCATGCAGAACTTTCGCTGGCACTGGGATTTTTTCCACCAGTATCAATTGTAAGAGATCCAGCTTTTACTTCAAATTTTATATCTTTTTCATCAATTTTGATTTTTAAGTCACCACCTTCGTTAGCATCAGGTTTACGTGCTCCGCCCATGATGGCCAACATGGCTTCAAAGGGTCCAGTGGCACCACGTTGTCCGGTACTTAAACTGATGTCTAATAAGGTATCTTTAATACTTTGAAAAATTTTATTAATAGTCTTATCGTTTGCATCAACCACAGTATCCAATGTTCCATGTCCGTTACGAATCATTGACTTGATATCCATTGCTTGACCAAGAAGACATTTATCTAAAAATTTAGTTCTTTCTTTTAAACTAATTTCAGCGGTAAACATACCAACAAGATTACGGGCCCAAATTGGCTTAACGCCAAAACGGTCAACAAACTTCATGGCGTTGTCTTCAATCTCTTTGGTAAGTTTAGCAAATTGTCCTTGTGCGTTAAGTTGAATACCTTTGATTGCCGCAGTGGCAGCTTTTTGCACTTCGGGATTTTTCCTTCGTTTGATAGTTTCTGTTAAACTACGTGCGTCAGACAGTAGCATAGATAATTTAGCCGGGTCAATGCCTACTGTAGGAGCTTTTGACATAATAACCGAGTACAATGCATCAATTTCTGTGTCTGCGTATTTTTCAATAAAAGACTTATTGCTCTTGGCACCCGAATACTGAACAACTGCTTCCTGTAGGCCTGGCAAATCTGCAGCCAGTTTTAAAATATCGCCAGTGGTGTCAAAAATTTGATCAATAAACCCACGTAATGCTGAGTCAGCTGGCAATTCATGTTGTACTTTTAACAAATACTTTAAGTCAGCGCCAAAACCAGTAACTGCAGGTGCTTGTGCAAATTCTACTAAATTAATTAAATCTCTCATCATTTAGTATTTAGTTCGTAATCTGATATAAGTTACGGTCAAACCACTGTACTACTATGTCTTCTAATCTAGCATATCCGTATTTGTTAACACTTGCAATTAAACGGTCATTGATAAGTCGACGTTCTGCAAGATCATACCAACTTAAATCTTCGGTTATAGGTGGGTTTTCTGTAGCGTAAACTCCGGCATATAGCCAGGGTGTATTTTCTTTGCGATAAAAGTAAGCGTCTCTACAATCAAATCCACTAACGGCCAACATATATATTAAATTCAGTAGGTTATAACTAAAATATTGGTGACTGTGTATTGATACTATTAATCGATTATTGTGCACATAAGTAGTCTGGGGTACTGTTAACAACAACATACCATTTACATTCATGGTCTGTTTCCATGTTGCCAAACACTTAAGTGGATTTTTACTGTACTGTAAGCAATCATGCGCCCACATTAAATCTACTTGCCTGGGAATAATACGTTCTTCAAAATCACCTTCAATTACTTTGATATTTGGATTAGCCGCAAGTATTTCGGGATCTATATTTTTAATATTTTTATCAACTGCATATACTACATAATTACGTGGTTCTGGTGGATCGTCACGAGTCATTAACGTTGCCCACCATTCTGTATCTAACCCAAATCCGCAGCCCATATCAGCTACAACACTGATATTGTCCAGGAAACTGTCATACCCGTATACAGTCTCTAGTACTTCTAAACTGTGCCGATAACTATCATGTATAGTTTTAAATAGTGCCATTGTTTAATATATCCAGTACTACTGTTTCTTTAAATTTTTTAAGTCGAGGCTCAAGTTGATGGCAAGCCTCTGCAATCTCATGATCACTACCCCAAGCACGTTGTGTATGCAAATGATTGGCCCACGTTGCACAACTTTCTTTAGCAATCTCAACATCTAATGCATTATGATAAGGTCGTGCACGGCAACATGCCGCGTACTCATCTAGCATCTCATCTGCACGAGCTTTCCAATCTATCATACTACTATATCCTCCATGCCCGCGGTTCTTAATCTAACCACGTGCCCTAACATAAAGTTTTTGCTTTCTACACCCTTCATTACACCAAGCCACTTGTTTCGTAGTAATGCAACTTCGTTAATTATAGTTTCCATGTCAATTACTTCATCTTCGGCTTCGGCATACTTTTCAGCATCTCTACTAGTAAGTGCACGTTGATACGCTTCAAGATATTTCTTGTAATGCTTTTGACGAATTTTACGTAACTGTATATTTAAGAATTCTAGTACTGCTTCAATTTCTTGTAGTTGGTTAAAACGTTGTTCTGTTATGCCGGGTAAATTACTCAATGCACGTTCAACATTGCCTGCAATTTTCAATTCTGTTTTTGCAACTGTTAGTTCAGCTTCATAATAATCAATGAAACTGGGGATAACACTTAAGTCAGCTACTATTCGATTGTAAAACATTATTAAATATTATTTTGGATAAAAAAATTGTCAATTTCTGGAAAAACATTTTTCCAATTTGTTTTTCGGCGTGTGTCGATTTCGTCTAATGTGCATTTTAATTTATTAAGCATGGGTATGTCAATTTTCCCGGCATTTATTAATTTTGAAATACCAACTAATCTTTTTTTTGCTTCATTATCCCATTCAGTTGTAATAGGATATGTTTCAACTAAATTATCCAATATATCTTTGTATAGTGATCCGCCAAATATCGTCGGATCATATATTTCAGTTCTAGCACTATCAACCATATGGTATGATTGTGTTATTTTTGGATTGATTCTTTTATATTCAGTGATTTTGTATTGTAGTTCTTGCAATGAAAAAAGTGATAAGCATGTAATAACATGATGAACATTTATATATAGCCATTTATGTTGAATTAAGTATTCAAAATTACGTTGCCATGAAGTTAGATCAAGACCGAATCTTATAAATTCTGCTGCCGGTCCCCAATTGTCTAAACTGCAATTTATATCAACACGTTTAATTTTTCTTTTTAACAATAAATTTTTAGCGCGGTCAACAAACTTTTTTACAATTTCTAGACTAGAATTTAGATTTGTGTTGATAGACAATTCCAATTCTGGATGGACTCTAGACTCTAAAAAATCTAAAAATTTCCATAAATCTTTTTGTAACAACGGCTCGCCGCCTTGGATTGATAACCTATTAATTTTTAAATAATTTTCATCAAGCCATTGTATATATAATTCTAAGTATTTGCTTTGATTTGTAGACGGCGTTAAGTATTCAAATCCAACTAAACTTGTGCCATACTTTTTTAACTCGTCGTTTATTTTAGAACTAAATTCAGGACGGCAATACACACAAGCTAGATCACATGTATTGTTTAAGTAAACTTCTGTAATTCTTGGAACTACTCGTTGATCTCCATCTGGATCAAAATCTACTGGAGTTAGACCGGGAATATTATTGTGATATGTTCTGTCGCTGGCGCCCCCGGCATCTTCTATGTTTTTACAATACTCACAACCCTTGCCACCAACAGGCCATTTACCTTCTAACATTAGACGGCGATCATCTAACACTGATGGCATGTTATGAAAATTATCAAAATTTTCTACACTCACATAAGAAGGAGTAACTCGATGGCAACTGGAAGACATTCCATTAAAGAGTCGGAATGTATTCCATGACCATTTGTAAACACATGCTGATTCGTTTTCGATGGGGAAAACTTTATTATTCATCCCATTCGCCGTCATCGTCCTCATCATGCTCAATTGAATACTCTTTGAGGGCTTTCTTTAAATTACTATCAGTGCCCCCAAATTCTTGTAAGTCGATATCGTTCAACATATCAACTACAACACTCATAACATTGTCAGCAGCTTCCTGCCGATCTTTTTGTGGTATATATTGTTTTAGGATAGTGTAAACTTCACCTAACACTTCTACTTCAATACTCATTCTGCAGTTTCCTCTTCAGGTTGTGGAGCAGTATTCACACGGTGTGGGTTTGCAGTAATATCTGCCATCACTCGATCCAGTGATTCGTTTTCATTGCGTTCCCAGGCTTTACGGAATTGTTTGATGACCGTGCCATCTGCTAGTGTATATTTAAGACTATTGCCTTCTTTGGCCAACAAACCTTTGCCCTCAATCAAGTCAACCATGCCTGAGTAAGGATTCATACCTGTTTCGTAAGGAATCTTAACTTGCACTGATTCAAAAGGCTTAGCGTAACGTGTTTTCATAATCTTACAAGCAGCACGAATACCTTTTACTTCTGAAATCTTGTTGCCATCTTCGTCTTCTTTCAACTTTAACTTACGCATAGCTACAACAATAGAACTAGCATAGATAAAGCCTTGACCACCTGAGATCTTATCATCGGGGTCGAACATGTCTTGGCTTGCGTATGTGTGATTAGTTGCCACCAAACCCAAATTCAAATCGCCAAACATATTAACACAGTTACGAACTAGCGCAGTGAGTGCCTTAGGTTTACGACCCATGTCGCCTTTTAAATCTCCGGCTTCAAACTGATTTACATCAGTAGGAGTCAACAACATACCCAAACTGTCAAGCACAAACAATACTTTGGGACGCTGGTCTTCGGGCATTACTTTATACTCTTTAACAAACTCACTAATCATTTTAGCAACATCATCAATCATAGCCATGTTTAACTTGAGTAATTTGTCTTCGCTGGTGTCAACACCAAGAGCGTGTAGCCATGCTTCATCTAGTGCGTTTTCCGTATCAACCAAGATAGGATAAATGCCTTGTGCTTGTGCATTTTTAATTAAGTTTCCACTACAGATAAATGATTTACCTGCACCAGATTCGCCGGCAAATACTGTGACCTTGCCCATAGGAATACCTTTATGGAAGTCTCCACTGATAAGATAGTTTAATGCATAGTTGTTGGTACTGATCCAGTCGGTGGGATCGTTAAAGCCCACGCTGATACCGTCGATACTTTTTGTAATTGATTTTCTAAATTTGCTTACGTCGAATGGTTTTGCCATAATAATTATTCTTTCATTGAAGGTAGAAGTAGGGGAACCGTAACCCCCTACTAGACACAAGCACAGATTTACTGTGTTTTACGGTTTCTAATCATAGCCAAAATGTCTTCAGCACGTTGACTAGATGGTTTGGCTGCTGGTGCTGACACGGGCGCAGTTGCTTCTGCTGGCTCGTCTGCTTCAAATGGTACATCATCGTCGGCAGTAACAATTGTTGGCTTTGCTACAGGAACTGCTTTAGCAACAGGTGCTTCGTCACCAGTGGAACCTTCTACACCTTTAAAGCCACTTGGCTTGTAATAGTTAGCCCAACGATCTGGATCGTACGGTTGTCCATCTACACTTGCTTCGAACATTTCCTTGATAATTTTCAATTCAACATCTGTAGGTCTCTTGGGCAAAAAGTCTTGCAAATTGTATAAACCATACTGCTCAATTGCGGCAGCTTCGTCTGCATTTAGTGCGGTTTCTTTACGTGCCCATGTACTAGTATTGTAGTCAGCATAGCCACCTTTGCTAGTTTTCTTGATGTTAAAATCAAGTCCCGCTTCGTAGTCAGTGGGCAAGTTCTCCATATCTGGATCCATCAATGCATTTTTAATCAAATTAAAGATCTGTGGACTGATAATAAATCTACGAATTGGATTTGCCGGAGTCTTGTCATCTCCAATTGGGTTTTCACGTACAAAACCTTGGAATAAGTAACTGCGTTTTTTCCAATATTTACGACCCATTTCTTCTAAGTTAGGGTCTTTAAACCAAGTACGTACTTCTGCCAAAATTGGGCATGCTCCAGCATCAGCCCACATCTCAACACATGGTACTTGTACTACTACTGGTTTAGAATCTGTTTGTCCTTTAATACCCGCAAATGGTAAACGAATCATTGCTCGTTCTACCCAAAAGAAGTTGTTCTTATCGTTTGCGTCTGGAAGGAATCTTACGCGAGCTGTTGTGTTTTCTGGAATGTTCCAGTGTGCGTAAATTGCGTTATCGCCTTGTTGTGCATTACCACTACCGCGATTTTCTTGTGATTGGAGCTTTGCTCTGATTTCTGCTAATGTCATTGCCATGATGTTTTTCCTTTATAAAATGTGCCATGATTGTTTTAAGATTGTCTTAAGTTTGCACATAATGTATTATGCGCTATGTATTTATGATTGTCAAATAATTTTGAATATTTTTTTACCAATAAATATTGGCATGAATATACCATATAACATAGAAGTGCATGACAATTTAATATCCAACTCTGTACATTTAAAATTATGGGAACATATAAGAACTTTGGAATTTTATGGTTCCTGGGCCAAAGCAGATCGGGTACTAATTAATTATTGTCTTGACAGTGAAAAAAATCCTTATGATTGGATGATGTGGCAAGCGACCGGAAGATCAGACACACTGCATCGTGTACCATTGGCTAGTGACGAAGCAGGATTAAAATCAAAATCTGTTTTGATTTATCTATTATGGTGCGAGCTAAACAAAAAATTAGGCAATAAGTATCAGCTAACTGGAAATCCTGAAGGTATGCGCTCACCAACACCACCACCAATACCCGAAGATCCATTGCTGCTGCCCGGGTGGAGAGCGTATATAAATGCTACTTATCATTCTCAAATCTCTAGGGGGTTAGGGTATGCACATAGAGATACACCATTAGAATCCAACGACGATAGTACTGTCACTATGATATATTTTGCAAATCCCGAATGGTATCCAAGTTGGGGCGCAGAAATTAAATTTTATCCAGAAGATCCTACTGGGTCAACTGGTGACCACCAACAATTCAATGCCGGAATAGGGCAAACAAGAGACTATAATATTGGTTGGCTAGATAAGGGTCAAGTAGTAAGCCCGGTGCCAGGTAGATTGCTTATTTACGATGGCCGGTGCTTACATGGTACCGTCCATGCTGGGGGACCGTACGATTTACCAAATGTTAAAATTGTTTTTCGTGCAAAGCGTATTAGCGCCTAAGCCCAGCCAAGCTTCGAATAAAATCTAAATCGTCTGATTCTTTAATAGTTGGATTCTCAGCAGGCCAATCCATACCACTTGCTCCAAATTGATCATTTGGATGTGC